ATACTCAGTTATAGCGGCAAGACTGCTTGATGGTTTTTTGTTTCCATCTTTATCGATTGTGTATGGTCCGTCTGGGTTCTCTTCGCTCCATACGGGAAGCGTCATTGCGCTTATGTCTCTTGTGTCTAGATATCCAGAGGGGCGCCAATCTATTCCATGCTTTGCAAGTGTGTCTTCCAAAACGTTCTTATCGAATGTTGCATTTTGCACACCAATAATTGCATCTGGTCCAATAAACTCGGCGACCTGCTTGTGGGCTTCCTCCATTGACATCTGAGTGGCAAGCCATTCGTTTGTTAGTGGGTTACCGCTCGCATCCTTCAGATATTTTGCAGACCAATCACCAAGAGGTTCTTCTGGGTTCATGAAGAGATTAAGTCGCCCTATCTCCTGCCCGTTCTTTATTCTAACAAGACCTATTTGTGTTGGGTTTCCATTGCTAGTCGCCTGACCATATTCGTCAAAATTCAAGCCAGTTGTTTCGTAGTCAAGAAACACCATTTCCGTATCGTTGTATATTTCCCTAAACTCATCCCAAGACCTAGCGCTAGCAAATCGCTCTTCTGCTGCCCCAAGGAATGCGCCAAGCGTTGGTTCGCGTGGGTACCTAGGGGCTTTGCCGCCAGATGAAAGAGATGGTTTATCTGCAGCGCCTTGCTGTCTCGTCAGTTCTTCCAGTAATTCAGGAGCAAACATCGGCTGCCGTTCATCAGGCTTAGCCATTTCTAATCTCTGCTCAGAATTAGCTGCCCTTCTTCTTGCTCTTCCTGCTCCTATTGGAGTTTCGTCTGTTTTATTGAAAGCTTCCTCGATTGAGAAACCGAGTAGAGCCTCTATGTCGTTTCTTAGCGTTTGATTGATTCCATCTGTTCTTATTTCCTTATTTGGGTGAAGAGCAAAAGCAACACCTTCTGCACCCAGTTCACTTATTAAGGAATGTGAATAACGAGATATCGCGAATGGAAATGACTGAGAGTCCATCCATTCTTTTGAAACTTCGTCTATTCCGTCTCCTTCATAAAATTCATCTGGAGGGTCCCACTGGTCTAAAATATTTTGTGCCTCTGGGTTCGCTGCGGAATATTTTTTTGCAATTTCCATGTTTTGCTTCGTTGCCTCATCGCCTACAACGCTTCTTATCTTTTTTCTTCTAGGAGTAGCGAACTCAGTATCTAGTACATCAAATAAAAACAGTAAATAATGTCCCCACTCATGCATTATCTGAGACTCGAGGTGTAATTGGGTTAAATCGTAAGAATTATTGAAGAAGTCGCCAATTCCCAACTCTTCGACTGGTCCGGAAATTGACTTCCCACCACGGGTAATGACTTCATCAATCCCAAAAGTTGTTATAGCAATGTGAGGAACACTCGGGTTGAATGCACCAATCCAACGGTCTGTATTTCGGCCCGGGATATTTATTTTTCCTGAATCACTTACGTAAATTGGTGGGAATCCAAATTTTTGTACAGCTTGAAGAAAAGCTGGAGATTTTATTAATGCATTTTTTATTCCTTCTCTAAGAATTTCTCTATTCTTCGACGATTCGTCCAACGGAATTGAATTAACAACTTGTTGATTAGCAAATTCACGGCCAGTCATTTCTTTGCCGTCAGAATCAATTATTTCTCCATCTACAAGATATCCAGCTTCATCTGCCAGCATTTGATGAAGCGCTTCTTCGTCTTCTGGAATAACAACATTTGCTATCTGCTCTGGAGTCATCCCCCTTAACCAGTCTGGAGAAGTAGCTCTTACTTCTCCTCCTAGTTTATTTTTATCCCCATACCTGTAGTCAGTACTTTGATGCTCTTTTAAGGAAAGGTCTTCTCTAGTTTTTCTAGAAGGAAAGAATTTTTTAATTAATGCTTCTTTTTGACCTTCTGTAGCATTCATAACTGACGGATTGTCTATCAATTCAGAAAGCATGCTAGCTAGGTCGTGATTTGTCCCATATCTCTCGTTGTATTTTTTTACAGCTTCAGAAAGAGCACCAGTGCTTGTGGGTGCTTTAACGGAGATAATTTCACGCAATGACTGGAAGGAATCGCTATCTGGCTCAAACAACAGCAAGCCGGGCATAAACAATCCCACCTGTTGCTCAAGTGCATTGTCTATTGCTTCGGCTAATTGAAGTCTTTCATCATCAGCATCATCATTGATTGCGTTTTCTACTAATGAAGCACCCGAGGATAATCCACCAGATTTTGAGTCATCAGGGTCGTACCCCCATTCGAGCCATGAATCTCCAGCGGTATAGACATCTTTTGCTTTTACTCGTTTAGAAACTATTTGATATTTACCACGTCCACCTAGATGACTATTGCCGTGGTCGATAACGTATTGCCTTATCGGACTCACCCAGTCTCCTGGATTTATTTTAATTCTTTCTTCTTCTGGTAGGTTTCTAAGTTCTTCAAGTTCATCAAGAACTTTTTGATAGAAATCAGAAGTGCTCAAATTGGTGTTTGCTGACCTTGGAGGCTTGCCATACCTCATCACGTAGGCGGCTTCTTTTTCTAAATTTGCAATTCTTTTTGCTCTGGAGTTTGGAACAGCTCTATATATGCTGACAACCGCATTAGGTCTACCTCTGTAGCTATTAATGAGGCCGGCAGCGATTGCGTCTAGCCTGTCATCGCCAACGCCATAAAATCTCACCGCATCAGATGAGTAGACATCCTCCGGGTAGATACCACCCTGATACATCATGTCGTGAAGGGGGGCTCCGCTATCTCTATCGGGGGCTCCATGTTGCCCTCTGTATTCTTTTTCTCTTTCGATGGCAGCTGAATTAAGTGCCTGTCCGACTTCTTTTGGGGAATTGCTAGTCTCTTGAATATCGGCGTCGGTAGTGCCGGTAGTATTTTGTGCGCCCGGAACAGAAGGTTTCGCTGGTCTTTCCCACACCGAGCCATCCTGAACCTTTAGGTCCCCGTCACCATCTTCTGCATTTGGGTCAAATGGAACCATTTTCTTGGGGGCTTTCCCTGAAACAGAACCTAAATTTGCCCCAAGCTTTCTGGATGCAGCCTTGATTTTGAGGTCGCGACGGACTGCACGCGAGGATTGTTCAACATAAAATATATCCTCTTCGCGCATGTATATATTGTAGTTCTTAACTAACGAGTCTCTTGCCACACTTCGTACAAATAGTGGCCCATGGGTAGAATCTGGTCATATTTGCAGGGTGTTCGCACTCTAGGAGGGTTTTGGCAGCGTTGTTTAAATTTGTCCTTATCCAAGACGAAAGAGTCACGCCTTCTGCCAATGCAGCCTCTTTCCATAGCGCCCTATCTGAGTCCGTCGTCCTTATTAGGACCTGCTTCCCTATGGGGCCGTCGTCTTCTTTGGCCATTGGTCTGATGCCCATATCACCGGACTGCATGGCTCGTTCCATTGCGGCGTGAAGGTTGTTGTCACTGCTCATTATTGTCTCCGTAATCAATTATCTCTGCATCCACTATTTCGTGGTCGGCAAGCATCTGTTTTACAGATTCTGGAGGAAGAACACCAGATATCCCCATGAGTTCCAGAAGTTGCCTAGCTTCGGTCTCTGGATTGAATGCATCGACTTCTGCGGCGACGTTGGTTGAGCCTGCAAGGGTTGCTTTTATGACTTCGTTGTTCTTTGACTGGACATCCATCTGAACACTCACATTGACCTGGTCCATTCCTAGCAACTTCGTTCTTCTGTCCATTATGGAAAGTACTTGCTGAATTGCCTTCAGGTCAGGTTCAACCGCTACTTCATTGCCGTCGTCCATTGTCATTTTGCGGTGCTGCGTCATGGGCCAAATTGCTTGCTGCAAGCTATCTAGCCTTTCAAGTTCCATTCTCAAAACTTCAGGGTAAGCCATCAGGACTTCCCTATTCATTTTTTCCAGTGTTCTTTGCACGGCTTTAGACGCAGCAGATGTTGATATCCCGAATCTTCTTGCAATTTCCTGGGTCGAAGTACCGGCCTGGCGCATTTTAAAGATACGCATATCGCGTTCCTGGATAAACTCTTTAGTTACTATTTTGTTTGATTTGTCATCAGCCATATGCTCACCTTTGACAACAATAGCACTCTATTACAGTGTGATTTTTGAATACTCCAAAACCTCAAACGGAAATATTTTGCCTCTAGTTATCTTCGTTGGCCACTCTCTCTCGTCACGTGCCCCACGGAAGTGCTTCAGGTCATAGACGTATGGCATCCCGGAAACCATGTCTGGCGTTATTGACAGACCAAATTCCGGCCATCTTGACCACACGGCGGAACCAAATGGCCTAAGGTCCCTGGTTGTCATCGTGGTCCCAAGTGGAGCATGGTGCTCAAGCCATAACGCACACCCATATATTGCCCTTATTGAGTCAAGGTACTTAGCAACCTCAACTGCGATTGCTTCAGATGTTCTGCCACCTGGGTCAACGAATGACTTGTAAAGAGGTCCCATTACGAGTAATTCTGGTTGTGTTTTTTCTATCTGTTCTTCCAGTAGAGCCCTGTCGCTGCTTTTTAGCAAATCTAGACCAGCAGGTTTTGTATACAGCTCCGATAGAGGTTTTTTAATCTTACTTCTATGCATG